GATGCCCGTCTTATAGACGGGGTTTATCATTTTCGTGATGGGAGCTGGTACAGGGTTGAGGATTTGGATGATTGAAATTTGCGGGGGTGAAGCTAGGGGTGGAAATAAGATTTGCTGCATTTATGGATGATGTAGCGGTCAAACATGGCCCGAAGGCCAAGGTACATGGCTTCCATCGACCTGGCCACCCCCTCACTAAACAATGTGGAGATTTAGAAATGCGTAAGTGCTGTTATTGTGGTTCAAAGGATAAAGAACTTCGCCCTTATGGGCCTAAGGGGGCAGATGTATGCTTTGAGTGCGCGATGGAGTCTCCCGATAGGCAACGGGAGGCAAGGATAATGTTTGCAAACCAGTTGGACGCGTGTAGAGATGTTGCTGTCATTGGGTCGGATGTAGGTCCATATCCATACTTTCCATACTTGGCGAGTGCAGAAAGGAGGCAGGGATGAGCGATCACACACACGATTGCCCGAGATGCAACGGATACTGGCCGTGCGATAGGGATGATTGCAATAGCGATGACATCTGCCTTGAGTGTCAGTTGGAGGAAAAGAACGCTGAGATTGAAAGGCTAAAAGCAGAACTGGTAATGACCAATAATAATTTAGCACAGGAATCTGGCAGCAACAAGAAGTACGAAGATTTCGACCGCCTCAAAACGCGGCTGGAGGCGCTCGAGATTGTTTGTAAAATCGCAATGGAAAAACTGGAAGCTACAAGCAGGGAGATCGACGAATTAGCGTCTAAATACCTACCCGGTTAATGGAGAAATGAAAATGAAAACACGGGAGGAAATTGTTGAAACTGCCCCGGCTTCGAGCGGAAAGACGTTGCTGCTGAAATACCTTGAAGGCAACAGGCTAAGCGCTATCCAGTCAATCCGCGCAAAATGTTGCGAGTACATGGGGTATTACGTTGACGGGCGAAGCGACTGCCGCATGCCAAACTGTCCGCTTTACCCATTCATGCCGTATCTGGAAAACAAAGAGAAGAAAACTTCTACCAGGACCATTTCGTCAGCGCACAAGGAAAAACTGCGTCAAGCCAGGTCCAGAAAATCGGTTTTAAGGTCGTAGGATGTTGCGGGGAACTAAATAGAGCAAACTAAAACGCATTGGACTGGTCAGGGCAGGGGGTAGATGAATGGCCGATGGTAGAATGCTTAAAAAGAACGTGTCTAAGTCGAGGAGGCTGGCCGACCTCAATACGGACTCGGCCCGCCTATTGTGGACATGGCTCCTTCCTCACCTCGATGTAGAGGGCCGGTTCGAGGCGGATCCCAACATCATCAAGGGCGCTGTCGTTCCAAGGATCGATTCGTTAACCCCGGCCAAGATCTCAGAGATCCTTGACGATCTGGTTCGCGTGGGACTGATCTATGTCTATGAGCACGACGGCGACAAGTACCTTGAATACCGTAAATTCAAGGACTTCCAGCGCCTCCGGGACGGAAAGGAGAAGGCATCTGAGATCCCTCCGTGCCCGGATGAGATACGGAACAGGCCTTGGCCTAGCCATGAGCAAGACTGCCCACGGGCGGCCCACGGGCGGCCCATGGGCGGCCCACAGGACGCCGAGGGTGCGGGTAAGATAAGAGAAGATAAGATAAGAGAAGATAATATATATCCCCAATCCAAACCTCGGAAATCACCCCGATCATCCCCTGAATACTCCGAATCGTTCCTCGAGTTTTACTCGATCTACCCCAGAAAGGAGGGCAAGAAGGAAGCCTTTGACGCCTGGAGGAAGCTTGACCTCACCAACGGCCTCAAGGAAAAGATCTTCAAGGCAATATCTGCCCAGGGAAAATACAGAAAGGTCCTGGCAGAGAAAGATCAGTTCGTTCCCGAATGGCCGTATCCTGCAACGTGGCTCAACGGAAGACGGTGGGAGGATGAAATCGAAAGCGAGAAGTCTTGGGCTGAAAAACGCATAGAAAAGCAGCAGGAGGGAAAATACAATGACTTTGCTTGAATTCCAGGAATTCGTCAGGAACATCTGCGCCTACTACGAACGCAGAATCCCAAATGACCACACCCTCGACCTGTGGTACGACCGCGTCAGGAACATCCCCTACGAATCTGTCGAGTGGATCAAGGGCAGAATCTTCGAGCAGGATACGTTCCCGAAAAACTACCCCGTGGCCATATGGCAGCTGTATCAGGCCTGGCTCGAAGCTCATCCGGAAAAGAGAGCTCCGGACAGGACGCAATACTCATGCCCGGACTGCGAGTCCGGATGGCTTGTACTGGAGAAGCAACTCCCCCAGTACTCCATCCCCATCAGTCACAGCGCACCTTGTGCCAGATGCAAGCAGGTTAAAGCGGCAAACTACATGAGCCTGGACGATGCCGTGCGGAACGGATATCGCCGCAAGGACCTCGTCAGCGAGCACACCGTACAGCGACAGCCGATACGGGAATTGATCGAGTCAATCGGACGGCCGGTCCCGGATCCGGCCGCAATGTAGCGACAGGAGATCAAACAATGGGAAAGGGATTCAGCCATGAAAGCAAACCGGATTCTGGCGGCAATAGCCGCCGCGACCCTGATCGTAATGGCCACCGTGACCGTCAAGACCTGCGTGGAACTCGAGCGTCTGCAATGGACCGTGCAGCAGCAGGAGCAAAAGATCCTCTCCGTGGTCCAGGAAGAACAAGAACGCCAAGCAAGCGTAAACCTCGTACTTGGAAGGGAGATCGACAAGATAAACGCGCAGCTCTGGAGGCTCGGGCAATCGACAAAGCCCTCGGCGACCTCTGGCTCATAGGCTGGAAAGAGATCCTCTCCTACTGGAACCCCCACATCTCAACGAAAACCATGAAGCGCATCTCTTCGCGCCTCAATATCCCCCTGGTCTACGTCGGCAGCAAGCCCTGCATCCTCCGCGAAACCCTGGCCCTGATCAAGATGCGGATGGCAGCCCTGCCGGCGATCAGGCGCAAATGATCCACGATAAGCCCCGGACCACCTCCGGGGCTTTTTTCATTGTCCGCTTTTGTCCGCCTGTGTCATCTGGACTTTCCCCTCGACCTGATGCATCATTGCCACAATGCTGAGGCACGGGACTGCCTCGTGCCGATTCCCTCCTTCAAGGGGCGGCCACAGAATCCCCTCGCGCCAGCGCCCGCAGTCGATGGGAGCTGTTTTGCCGCCCCCGGAAGGGGAGGGCCCCCAAAGGCCATGACGAAAGTGACGCCAGAAGACATCGCCCCGGTCACGGAGGCATTGGCTGAGCTCAACAAGAAGCTGCTCGAGAAGGTCGGCCTCGGGAAGGAGCGGCGCTTCCGCCGGCTGGCGAAGCTCCTGGATGCCAAGGAAACCAAGTTCGTCAAGCTCAAGAAGTCGGGCCTGGACCCGCAGAAAGCGGCCCAGGAGCTTCTGGACCAGATCGACGCGATAGCCGGCAAGGGCCCGAAGAAGAAAACGCCTCCTGGGGCAAAATTGAAGGCCGGCGTCCGGATCCTGGCGGAGACGAGCGAGGAACAGCTCCTGGCGATAGACATTGCCGATCTCGGGCTGCAGCTCGATGTCATCCGCGAGGCGAACAAGATCGAGGGCGCCTATCCGGCCGAAAAGAGCATCCAGCAGCACACGGGCCTCGAGGAAATTCTGAGGATCGTTCATGGGCAAGGCGGCGACGGCAAGTAAGCAAAGCAACCTGGACGCGCTGGCGACTGCCTATCAGCGCTACGTTCAGGATTTCCGCGCCTTCGCCCAGGACTGCCTTTTCATCCGCGATCACAACACGCAGCAGATCCTCCCGTTCCGGTTCAACCGGGGGCAGGAGATCCTGCACAACTGCCTCGAGAAGCAGAAGCGCGAGATGGGGGGCGTCCGGGCCCTGCTGCTGAAGTCCCGGAGATTTGGAGGATCCACCTACACGGAGGGGAGGTTCTACTGGCTCACCTCGACGCGCTTCAACCGGAACACGTTCATCGTCGGACACGAAATCTCGTCAACGGACGAGCTCTACTCCATGGCCAAGCTCTTCCACGAGCGCAACCCGCTCCCGCCGGCAACCCGGAAGTCCAACTCCAAGGAATTGATCTTCGATACGGAAAACGGCCGCGGGCTCAAGAGCGAATACACCCTGGCCTGCGCCCGCAACCTGGACGCCGGCCGGTCCCAGGGGATTCACTATCTGCACGGGTCCGAGTGCGCGTACTGGCCGGATCCCGAGACCCTTTGTACCTCGCTGCTGTCCTGCGTCCCCGACCCGCCGACGGACTCCGAGGTGATCTTCGAGTCAACCGCCAACGGCTACGGGAACCGCTTCCAGTCCGACGTGTTCAAGGCCTACGCCGAGGGACGCCACCCGTTCTACCAGGAAGACGGCATCACCTACGCCTGGCACAATCCGGCGTGGGACTGGATCCTAGTGTTCATCCCGTGGTTCGTCCATGAGCGCTACACCAAGCCCTTCGATTCTGATAGGCAGCGGGAATGGTTCGAGGTCGAGCTGCACCGCAAGGTGCTCAACAAGGAAACGATGACCTGGGAGGAGTCCGAGGCCCTGCGGCTGATGAAGCGGTTCCGCCTGTCGCTCGAGCAAATGCATTGGCGGGCCTGGGCAATCGAGAACAAGTGCAACGGGCGTCTCGAGATCTTCCGCCAGGAGTATCCGGCCACGGTCGAGGAAGCGTTCCTGTCCCAAGGAGCCAACGTCTTCGGGCGGCTGCTCTGTGACAACCTCGAGGCCGGCTGCAAGGATCCGATCCTGGTCGGGGATCCCGTGATCCGCAACGGCCTGACCAAGATCCGCCCCAATCCCAATGGCCACCTGAAGATCTGGGAGAAGCCGCGCAAGGACATGACGTACTTCCTGACCGTGGACTCGGCCGGCGGGATCAAGCCGTCGCACGAGCAGCGGCAGACCGAGCCTGACCCGACCTGCATCGATGTCTACAACCACCGCACCGGCGTCCAGGCCGCCCAGTGGCACGGGCACGTCGATTATGGGGTGATCGCAGAGCTCGTGGAGATGATCGGCGCTCTGTACTATCGTGCGCCGGCCTGCGTCGAGCTGATGAATCACGGCTACACGGTCGTCCGGGACCTCGAGGCAGCCCGGTATCCGCTCTTCGAGCACAAGCCGGGAGAGCCCGGATGGATGACCAACAAGAAGACCAAGCCGCTCATGGTTGACCGGCTGCACGAGCTGGCCTCCACGGGGCAACTGCAGATCCGCTGCAAGGAAACCGTTTCGGAGATGCGGACCTTCGTGGAAAAGGGCGGCAAGCTCAACGCAGAGCTCGGCTGCCACGACGAGCGGGTCGATACGGCCGGCATGGCCGCGATCATGATGACCCTGATGCCGCGCCAGTTGTCCGCGCAGGAAGAGGAAAAGTACAAGCCGGCTCATCGGCAGGGCGTATCCCTGGCCGGCTGGCAACTGCCGGAAGGCCTGCCCCCCGGCGGCACGGGGAACGAAACGGGGATCGGCGGCTGGCTGGCTCGGCAGCGGGCCCGCGATCTCGCTGACCAGGACTACGAGATCACGACAGGGTCTATGGCGAGGAACTGAGCCGGGTGATCGGCACGATCCGCAAAGGGAAATGAAGAAATGGTCCAGGACAACGGACAGAAAGAGAAGATCGTGATCCAGTCGCCGGCCGCCTGCCGGCAGTGCAGCGCAACGACGGAGCAGATCCAGAAGCAGTACGGTGGCTGGCTGGTCTATCCGGTCAATCCGGGGGTCGCCATCTACATGTGCCCGAACTGTTCGGCCGTTCAGGGCAACCCCAACGCATACGAAAACGAGCAGCGGATGCTGACCATAGCCAAAAACATCGAGGCAGAGCGGATCATCCGGCCGGCAGCCGGCCCCAGGATCCTGCCCGCCTTCAAGCGATGAGGAGGTAAACATGCCCAGCTTGACGATGGAATACAACTTTCGGGCCCTGACCGGCCAGCGGATCACTCCGGGCAACACGGCCACGGCAATCGGGACGAACATCATCAAATACGTCGAGCACAAGCTGCACATCGACTCCGGGGGGACAACGGCCATCGTGGCCGGCAACCGGATCCTGGGGGCCACCTCCGGGGCCTCGGCCATGGTGCTCGAGGTCGGCACCCTGGAAAGCGGGTCTTGGGCCGGCGGGGACGCCGTCTGCTGGCTGAAGCTCTGCAGCGTGGTCGGCACGTTTCAGAACAACGAGCACATCACCGTGGAAGGGGTAGCCGATGCGGCGGACGCCGACGGCACGACCATTGAGCTGCTTCCGGCCGAGTATGTCCGGCCAGAATTCCGCGGGATGACGGCTCGGAAACTGATCGTGCAGGCCGAGGACAATAACCAGCGCATATCGTGGAACGGGTACTACCCGACGCAGACAAGCAAGATGGGGCTTCTATTGCAATCAGGGTATTCCGTGACCCTGACGGACGCATCGGAAATGGCCTCCTGCTACGTCATTGACGCCGTATCGGGCTCGGCCGGATCATGCAATGTCGTTGGCTTATTCTAACGGGATATGCGGAGGCATTATGAAAAAAGTTCTGTTTCTCGCCGTCCTGGTTGCCGCTTTCTTTCTGTTCAACCTGGAGGTCCAAGCCTCGCCCTTCGTGGTTTCCGACCCTTATCCTGAGTCTGCTGTTCAGCCTGACGGGTTCCTTGTTGTGCTGGACAACGCTCCTGTGGTGGAAAGTCCGGCTGACCCTGTTACTGCATCCACCAAGCGTTTCAAGTTTGACGTTGGTGGAGTGAGCGCGGGGAACCACACCATCAAGGTCAAGGCGTTTGTATACGACGCAACGTGGGGAAGGGTGGAGTCTGCCGAGGCGGTTTTTACGTTCGCAAGGCCTGCCGCACCCGCTGTTCCGGCTGGACTAAGGCTTGCACCGTAACGTGTACTTACAGGTTGAGACGGTAGGATCATGGCGCAGATATTAGTCAAGGCAATCGACGCAACCCACGCAGATCCAGTAAAAGATCGGCGCGGGTGCTACAAGCGCGGGATGC